GAGACCCGCGCCAAGCGCGGGCGTCGGGTGCGGGCCTTCGCGCGCTGGCCGCGCTCGGCGCGGGTCTCCCGACCCCGCCGCGCGACGATTACCGATTACGCCTGGCCTTCGGGCGCGTGCACGAACTCGACGCACGCGCTCGGCGCGGGTCTCCCGACCCCGCCGCGCGACGATTACCGACTACGCCTGGCCTTCGGGCGCGTGCACGAACTCGACGCTGTCGCCGCTGGCGGCGGCAATGTCGAGATTGAAGCCCAAGTGCTTGTCCGCCGTGAGCAAGGTAATCTGATTGAGGGTCGCGTTGTAATAGATGCGCTTGCCTTTGGTGGGCAAGGCCACGGCGCTCTTCATCTTGTAGACGCCGCCGCCGGCCGCGAGAGCGCCCTTGACGCCGTCCGCGATATCATGATGGGCGATCAGCGGGACGTCGCCTATCACGACCACATCGCCGGCACTCACGGGAGCGCCGGATGGCGTATGGTCCACCATCGTGACGTCGCCACTGCGAAACTGTGCGGTAAAAGCCATTGTTGCTCTTCTCCTTTTGTAGCCGCGTTGCCAAGAACGCGGGAAACCTTGGCGCTCTTTCAGCCCGCGTTCCTGGCGAACGCGGGCTACGGTTACGCCGCGCCCTTGCTCTTGACCCCGCCGCGGTACTCGACCGTGTTGACGCCGTAGTCGTACAGGGCCCGGAACGTGATGCCCGGCTGATCGAAGTTGGCCTCGGTGCTGTCGATCTGCGGCGTCTCCACACCGTCCACGAATGCGACGCAGATGACCGGGACGTCATTGGGATCGGCGAGCAGGTACCAGGCGACGGCCGAATTGCCGGTGTAGGCGGCATTGGCCAAATACGCGCTCACGGCCGGCGTAAACCTGCCAGCCCAGATGTTGGTATTGGGCACCTTGGTGTCGGTAGCGGCGCCGCCAGTGTTGTAATTCGTGGAGCGCATCAGCTCGAGCATGGTCACTTCGAGCCCGGTGGGGACCAGGAGAATACGCGGCTCGATGCCGAGCGGCTCTCCGTCTTCACTGGTCTGATTGCGGAATAAGCCCAGCGCGGTCGCCAGGCTGCTCGATTGCAGGTTGGTCGCGGCGCCGGTGAAATAGTTGCCGCGGGCCGTGGTGAAGAAGGCCGAGTTGTTCAGGAACACGGTCCAGAAATCGGTGTTGAGCTTTTGACCGGCGCCCCGGCCCAGGCCCATCGGCACTTCGTTCAAGGCGCTCATGTCGTCATTGATGATGTCCTGGCGGGTCACGGCGAATACCAGTCCAGCCGAATTTGCTTTGACGGTGTAGGTCGCCTCGGCGGCGGTGCCGTGTTTCAGTTGGCCATCAGCGCCGACGGTCTCAAGCTTCATTGACGGGCTTAAACGCACGGCGGTATTGGTCTTAAAGTCGGGCACGCTCTTGATCTTGGCGATGGTCCGCCAGACCTGCTCCGTGAAGTTGAAGCCGGCGACGAGCGACTTGTTGGCGACGGCACCGAGGATGTTCGGCAGCGCGAAATCGCTGATGCCGGCGGCACGAATGTCGGGATCGCGGAAGGCCGCTTTCAAGAGCGACTTGGTGTCCTTGAGCGACAAGCCCGGATAACCATTGCGGCGGGCGGCCGTGAGGAGCAGTTCGCCCAGCGGCAGGCCGTGGCGGAACTGGCGGTGCGAGGCTTCGAGCGTCTCGGGCTTATAATGCTTTTCCAGCTCACGGATACCGGCGGCCTTGGCCACGGCGCATTCGATGATGGTGCCGTTGAGCTCCTGGCTGCGCGGGGCGACCATCAGCGGCGCGCCCGGACGCGCGGCCCGGAGTAGCTGGAGCTCCAGCCATTGTTCCGTTTGCTTGCCTTCGATGGCGGCGCGGCCCAGGCCCTCAGCAACATCCACCATGTCGGGCCGATCCTGGATGGCCCCGGCGACGATCTCGGTGATTCGCTGCCGGCGGGCGTTCTCATGCCGCTGGGCCTCAATCACATCCTCGACACTGCGAAACGGCGCGGGTGCCGCATTGATTTGCGGCGCTGCGCCGTTGCTGTTGGACGGGCCGTTGGCCGGCGGATTGGCGGCGGGTGCCGCGGCGGGCGCTGCGGCAGGAGGAGGGCTGGCGGGCGGCGTGCTTTCCGCCTTCCAGGCTGCCTCCAAGGTGACCCGCTGGCCATCGCTCAGTTGAGCGGGATCGAAACCCTTGCCTTTGGTCCATTTGTCGAAATCCATCATTGCTCCTCTGTTCCGCATCAGGGCCGCTGCTTGGGCCGCGATGCTGGCGTTCGTGTTTTGATCCGCGCCTACCGGGACGAAAGAGATTTCCCCCAACGTCGCTTTTCGGGCCACATACAGCGGCCCCGGCCAGTTGCGGCCATTCACCTTAACCGTGCTATCGACTTCCACAAATTCAAGTTCGTCGGGCCGGGCGCCGATCGATGCCTGCCAGGGGAAGCCGTTATCGGCCAGCTGCATGACTTCCCGAGCGGCCTCGCTTACCCCCGACATTACCCCCGATACCTTCAAGCGTTGCTGGCTGACCTCGATGGCATCGGTATGGGCCACGATGGCCCGTTGGTCGTGCTGGCGGAGGATGGGTCGCTGTTGCGACGGCACCGATAGGCCCTGCAAGTCCACGATCACCGGCAGCCAATAGCCTTCGAGCATCATGGGCACGCCGGTATAAGCGGTCATGCTGAAGCGGCGGAGCCGGGGCTTGCCAGCGGCATCAGGTTCGGCCGCTTGCAGTCGCAATGGCTCGCCGACGCCGCAGATCGTCAGCGTGGTCGGTGGGCCGGAGGTCGGATAAGGCTCCGCACCCTTTACGGGTGCGTGTGGGGGGGGGCTGCCAGTCGCTTTCATTCGACGACCTCCTCTTCCAATGCCTCGGTCTCATCAGTCATCGGCTGCAAATTCGCCGGGCCGGCGCCCGCGGTTGTCGGCTGCGGCAGCGGGATGCCGAGCTGCTGCATGAGCGCGATCTCTTTGCCGCGCTGTTGCAGCACATCCTGCCAGTACAGCCCCTGTTGGGCGCATTCGACGGCCAGCGTGGTCGTGCCGTTTGATAGCCGGGTCGTTTGTGCGTTCGCCTCCTTGAGCGGGTCAACGTGCGGCATTCCATCCCAGAGCCATTGCCAGCCCCAACTGACGGCGCCGAAGCCGAAGGGAAGCAGACCCGGAATGCGGCTGGCCTCGGCGAGCCAGGCGGTGAAGATGCGGTCGAGGATGGTTTGCAGCTCTTCGCGCTCGACGCGGATGGTGTTCGAGTGGTTCTGATATTCCAAGCGCCCCGAGCTGTAGTTGTGACCGGAATAGTCACCAGCCACGATCGCATAGGAGAGGTCCAGACAGCGGGCGATCTCGCGCAGGATCGACTTGACGAACATGTCGTGGTTCGTCGTCGGCTGCTCCGCTTGCAGCTGGGCCATCTTCCAGCCGGCGGGCACGGTCGTGAGCATCCGCCGCTCGATCTCGATCGACTCGAAGGGCTCGGCGGCCTCGGCCTGTTGCTCGGGCGGCATGTCGGTGTAGAGCAAGGCCGCGAAGTCGGCCGCCGTCTCGGCAGCGCCCAGCGTGGCCCCGGTGTAGCGACGCAGCTCGGCAAACAACGGCAGCGCCGGCGTAGTCTCGGGGATGCCGCGGGCTTGGCCAGCGCGGTCCTGACGAAACCAATGAATCACCTGGGAGGCAGCAATGCGATCGAACTGAAAGGCGGACGACTGAAAGAGATCGCCCGGATGCTGTTTCAGAATGTGATACCAGGCCGGGTTGCCGAAGGCATCGAACTCGATGCCATCAACGGCATTCGCCGTCAGGCCGAAGTTGGGCGTCGTCAGCCGGTCCGCCTCCATGATCGACAGATCGAGCTTGACCGGCGTCGGCAGCATCGGATTGGTCGTGAACAGGCCGACGCTCTCGCCATCGCCGACCTTGCCGGCAACCATCGTCCGCAGTTTCTGGGCCAGGTTGATGCTCTTAGCCCATTGCTTGAAGGAGCGCTCGACGATGCGATTGGCGTTGTCATCATCGAGCAGCACTTGCAGCTTGGGACCGGTGCCGACGATGGTTCGGGCCATGCGCAGGATCATGCCCTTGGCATAGCAGTTAGCGCCGATTTCATAGCGGCTGCGGTTGCGGAGCAGCCGGCGGATTTCGGGCGCGTTGGCGGCGTTGGCGGATAGGCCATCGGCATTAGCCCAATGGCGGCGGTTGTCTTCATTGGTAATGGCCGCATCATAGCGGGCGCGGATGGGGCGCGGTGGGCCATCGCCGGCCAGTGGGCGGCGGACCGCTTTCGCGCTTCGGGTCCATCGGCGCAGCCACTGGAACACGTCCCGACTCCATTAAAAGAATTCGCGGAATCCAGACCGGCCAGGTCGCACTGACTCAACGGCTTGATCCGTCGCTGCGGCCCGACTGCTTTCAGCGTCGGCCTGTTCGCCATCCGCTACGAGCCGGAAATGGCTGATGACGCGTCGGAAGCCGGCGAGCGACTCATCGCTCACAACCTGACGAACCTCCAAGCGCACCGCGTCATCATAATCCGCAGTCAGGGTGATCCCCGTCGTCTCCGGCGGTAGTTTCAGCAGGTCCGCTAGCTCGTTCAGAAAACCAAGCCCCGTCATCATCATGCGCTCCCCGGAGGCACCAGCTTGTTGAATCGCAGCCCGCGACGACCACCGGTCGAAGCCGCCTTGCTGGCCAGGTAGCGGTCGGCATCGATCTGGTCGGGCAGCGGGTGTTGCTCGACGACCAGGCTGTCGCTCTCGACCCGCTTCGGGCCGGCGGCGTTATCGGCAATCGTGTCTTCGAGATCGGGCATGAGTCAAGCATGGAATCGGGACCGGGAATAGCAAAATGAGGGGGGGAGGGGGGGGCGGTGGTGGCGGGGTCGGGAGACCCGCGCCCAGCGCGGGGTAGTGGCGGGTGGCGGGATCGGGAGACCCGCGCCTAGCGCGGCAAGTCAAAGAGCTGCATAGACCCGCGACTGCCGGCCGCAGTGCCGGCACTCGCGGATGCGCAGCCGGCGGCGGTTGACGGTCCGCTTGCCGATGATCAGCAGGTGCCGGCAGCCGCAACGGGAACATTCAAGTGGAGGGGGGGCGGTGATGGGCGCGGGCAGCGCGGGGGCGGGGGCGGTCGCCGCGCGTTGCCCCAGGGTAGCCGAGCCTGTCGCTGCGGGCGCCTGTACTTTCTTGCGTGTTGCCATCGCTTAATCCTGGAAGAGCTTGACCTGAATTTTCACCGCGGCCGTGTTGGCCACCCAGCGGAGCGTAATCCCCGGCTCCAGACGCATCAGCGCCGGCTCGCCCGGCTTGATCCGCCCGAATGCGACCATGGCGCCCCCGCTCTTGGGGCCGTAGGTGACGTAGTTGGTCGTATCGAGATTGCGAAGGTAGAGCCAGCCCAGGGTCGTGATGTCGCCGATCGGCAGGTCCTCCTCGACCGTCTCCACCGAGACTACCGGCGAGTGCGCCCCCTGGGCCGCCTGCGTGATCTCATGGACCTTCTTGGGGATGCGGGTCCTCGAAGCTGCCATTGGTGATCGTGCCTTCGATCGTGAGCTTGATTTCGCTGGCCATGATTTAACTCGTTTTCACCTCTTCCGCCTCGGCATCGATCAGCAGCCAATAGACCTGGCCGCCGGCTGCCGTGAAGCGGTATTCGATGCGGTGCTTGCCTCCCACCGGGAAGGCATCGGGCGGCAGCACGTGCAAAAAGTTGTAGCCATCGTCGTCGAAGGGCCAGCGGGCATCTTGCTGGAGGGTATCGAAGATCACGCTGTTGACCGCCGGCGTCGCGCTATAGGCGCTGCCGCTGGGCGGGAAGACCTTCACGGAAATGGCGCTGATCTGCGCTTGCACGACTCGGCTGCCGTCAACGTCATTGCGCAAGTAAGCCAGGATTTGCAGGCTACCGTCCTCGGTGGCCTGGACTTTCCAGACGCGGGTGTTCATGCGGCAAGCATAGGATCAGCAGTGGTCGCAGTTGCCGGCGACGGCATCGGCGCCGGGCGAATAGCCGATGGTTTCCCGAGCTCCGGCCTGATAGCCGGCCACAGCCGCGGCCCCCGGCATGTAGGCAGCGCGGCGGCCAGCTCCCGCCATGTAGCCGGCGGTGGCACCGGCGCCGGGCTGATAGCCGATGACGTTGACGATGCAGAGCTGCAATGGTGCTGCGGCCGCAGCGCCGGTCCCGGGTTCGTCATAGCTCCGCCACAGCAACCGCGCCAACCAGCCGAAGATGCCGCGCATGATGGTGTCCTGCTACTTGTCCCGCCGGATCAGGCGGGCAATCGTCCGCGTGCCGCCGTCGATCGTTGCCCGGTAGATCACCCGGATCGTGCTGCCGAGCGTCATCCGCTGGCTGCCGGTGGCTGTGTAGGTGAAACCGCGTCCGGCTGCAATCATGGCCGTTTGCGGGATCAGCACGGCGCCGCTGATGGCGTCTTCGACCTCGATGGTCGGATTCGTAACTCCCGACGTCAGCAACTGGTCGTTGCGATACCAGGTGCAGCTGTGCTCATCCGCGTTCGGCGAGGTGTCGCGGTCCATCTCGCCATCGCAGAAGTATTGCGAGTTGAGCAGTGCTTGCGTGGCGTCATGCTCGGCTTGGTTAATGACCGCCCTGCTTGCAGCTGCCGCCTCTGTCTCGGCAATCGCTTCGACGCAATAGACGACGGTGACGCCGCCGGCGCCATTCGCAAACACGAACATACAGGGCAGCGTGGCGGTGTCCGTGGCTGCGGGAGTAAATACCCATCCCGCTCCAGCAATGAGTTGCAGCGTGCCGGCAGCCGGGCTGATGGCGGTTCCAACAACCACGGCGGCGCTGACCGGCGGATTGTTCGACAACAGAAATTGCACAGGTTCGGTCGATCCCAGCGGAATCTCAATCGTGCGCTGCGAGATGTTGTAAAGCGGCTGTTCGAGCCGATCTTGCAAGGTGGTGAATCGGCTGTTCGCCAGCGATTCCGATTCCCGCGACGACACCGGCACATCGAGGTTGTCCAGACCGCCGTTGGGATCGAATGGATCGACTGCCAGGACGCTAAAGTTGATGATCGTCGTGTAGCTGGCACCGGCTACGTCCTGAAATTGCAGCTGCGAGATACCGATTGTGTTCGCGTCGGCGATATTCGGAGCCAACTTGTAAAGGTTGCCGACAATGTTCGTGATGATG